TTCTGGATCTTACCCCACTGCTCGGCGCCGCCTGCGATCTCAAGGATGGCGGCCGTGGTCTTGCCGGCGCGCTCCTTACCGGCCGCATCGAGGCGAGCGAAGCCTGCCTTGCCAGCGGCGAGCAGCTTCTCCCAGCCCTTGGCTTTGTCGCCCAGGCCCTTGAGCGCATCCTCCAGCGCAGCGAAGTCCCCGCTCTCGGCCGCTTTCACGGCCGCATGCTCGGGGCCGAAGCCCAGGTTGCCGATGAAGTCCAGGGCCAGATCGAGGCCGGGATCGCCGCTGGCGTTGTAGGTGAAGACCTCGGCCGGCTTGGTGGCTGCTTCCGCGGCAGCCTTGGCCGCCTCTGCAGCGGCATCCGGAAGTACCAGCGCATCCGCTGGCGGCGTTGCGGCCGCAGTGGTTTGGGTGCCGGGAAGCTCAGTAGCCGGGGTGCCTGCAGTTTGTTCGCCAGCAGGTGCGCCGGCAGTTGCTTCAGTCGTCATTGTGGTACGTTTCCTTGTTGTGCTGCGGATTCACCGGCAGCGGTAACGGTTGCTTCAGCGGCTCGGGCAGTGGCGGCATTAGCCTGCGCCTGCGCGAATTCTTTGTCACTCATCAGGTAGGGGCTCATGTCAACATTGAAGCCTGCGCCAACGTCAGTTGCCAGCTTGTCGAACTTCAGTCGCATGAGCAACGGCTCAGGCATTGCGGCCAGTTTGCCCAGCACCTCGAAAGCCTGAGCAAGGTTCTCGATGTCGCCAGTGCGGGACAGCGCGGCGAGGCCGGTAACGATCACGAGATCGATGTCCGTACCTGCGAGGTCGTGACCAGCCAGCTTGCAGAGCCAGCGGAACAGCGGCAGTTGCAGTGCGTGCGCCAAGAAGGAGTACACACCACCGAGGGCAGTCTCCAACTCCATCGCAGTCATGCGAATCTCTTCGGCCGTCACACGCTCTGCGTTGCGAGTCAGTGCAGACAGCAGCAAGAAGCCGCGCGCAACGCGCTGCTCCCAGTGCTGGCTCACCTTGAGGGCGATATCCAGAGCCTTATCGATCTGCGCATTGATCGCGTTCACGTCCTCGGGCCGTCCATTCAGGGCGTCACCATTGCGGCTGTTCTTCAGGTCGTCCACTTGCGTGATGCCTGCGGGGCTCACGAGCCAGCGCACCTCGGTGCCTACGATGGCCCCGTCGATGATGGACTCACACAACGCCGACAGTGCCTCGAAGTCCCCTGCGTACTCCTCGACCTGACCAACGCCGTAGTTAGCGTCGTCAGAACGGGACCAGCACAGCGCATCCCACGGCGAATTGTCGGCCGTGTAGACGGACTTGAACTTCTCGCCAAGATCCTTCTGATCGATCCACTGCGTCTCGGTGTATCGTCCATCGGGCTGCAGTTGGACAAGCCGGTAGTACGCGACCTTGTGCTCACGTTCTTGCGGGATGCCTGCCGCCTCACGGAGTTCAGTATCCAGTTCGTCGGCGCACACGTCTTCTTTGACGATGAGCGTATGCACGCGGCCGTCAACAGTACGCTTGACGCAGTAGCTGCGGATGCTGAACACCCGCATGGACTCATTCTCGCGAAGCTGCAAGGCGTTGCCGGTCACGATTAGCAGCCGGATAGTGCGGTACAGGGCAGGGCGCAGGGCGCGTTTGTCAAGTTGTTGGGAGGCTTCCCGCTCGATGGTAGACAGAGAATTCGTTGGGTCGATCTGCGCGTTGGCAGCGTCCGCTTTCGTCTTCTTACCAAGCTCCAGGCGCATGGCCGGGCGGGATGGAGCGAACATGGCGAGCATGACCTTGTTGGTCAGGTGGTTGACGGCTTGCGCGCCAACGCTCTGCATGTCGTGAGTGTTCTCTTCCTTGTCGCTGGTGGTGCCATCCGGCATGAGCAGCGAGGGGATTGTGAGCGCAGCATAGCGCTCGGCTTTGGAGAGCACATTGCTGCGCTCTCCCATGAGTTGGGCCCAGATGCCCGCGGCGGTGGTGGGGTACATTAGATGGACACCCCACTCAAGTAGTCTCGACCGAAGGAGCCCCGCTTCTTACGTGAGGCAGCAGCGGCCGACTCTTCGCTTGTTGCTTCAAGCTGAACGTCGGCCGAGTCCATCGGCGTAGCGGAGAGTTCTCGTGCACGGGCAATGGCCGCATCGCGCGCCGTGCTGGCAGCTTGCTGCTCAGCGATCGTGCGCGCCTGATCAATCGCCGCATTCGCGGACGCCTCCGAGTTCGCCTTGGCGGCAGCGGTTACTGCGCGGGCGTTGCTCTTGTTGGCGTCTTCGATCGAACTGATGCCAGTGATCTTCTTAATCCAGCCCATGCTTTCTCCTTCAGAGTTGCTTGAGAAGCTGCGTACCAATTGGCACAAAGCCGTGCTCGGTGTACACCTTCGTCATGTGCCCGATCTGCGTGTCACCCACGATCAGAACGGAGCACCCGTATTCTTTTGCAAACAACTCAAGGCCGCTCACCGCGTCATGCACGCTGTTGCCCTCATCACTCTTGAAGCGGATGAGCAACTGCTCCATCATGAACTCGGTGGCGCTGTACCAGATCTTGCCGATCTCGAACAGTATCGCGTAGTCCCCGACGATCAGGCATCTCCCCGAGTCGATGAAGTCGTTGACCCCGCGTGCTGCCACTGTCAGATCGCTGTACTGCATCTGAGGATTGGGGCTGCGCTTCTGCAGTTCGCCAAGTGCCTTAACGATCAGTGACGCATCCACCTGTGTACCGAGCCTCATGCCTGGAAGCCTTCACGGAGTTCCTTCAGCACGCGCTGGCAGCCCAGGGCATAGCCGGCGTAGATGGGATCGTTCGGGTCATTGCCCAGCAGTGGCGGGGGTAGCCGCTTCTCCAGCATAGCCAGAGCATGTGGGCTCATCCGAGTCAGCATTCGCTCACCGGGTTTGTCGTTTGCATTAGGCGTACTGGTTTGAACCTCTCCCCAGCCCCCTTGGTTGATGCCAACAAACTCCCCGTGGAAAACAACCCGGTACGCCTTATGCAGGCGGGAGAGGACCATCTTAAGAGAAGAAGAAATCACTACGTAGAACCTCTTGTATATCCAAGCTACCCATAGGCGGGGGATCCCCCATCATCGGGTAACGGTTGAAGAACTCCTGTACCGGATCATGCTCCGTGTACATGGCAACGAACTCTTGACGGATCAGATCGAATAGTTGCTGTGCGTCAGCGGCATGCGTTCCGTAGTCGTCATGGACAGCCATGAGGGCACACACGCCCTCATGAAGGCATCGTGCTGACACACGGTGAAGATGGGACGCATCGAGACTGTGGACGAAGTTCGGGGCCAGACCAGACGCATGCCTAACGCTATCGGGGTCATCTGCTTCGGAGTGTACGACGATCTTGATTGTCTCAGTGCCCGCAAGTCGCGTATTGATTCGATGCTCCCGTACCTCCCAATAGGCTTGTGAGGCAGGGAATCCGGAGGGTGTCCGCCATTTGATGAGCTTGTCATCGTCCTTGGTCTCCTTGATGATCTTGCGTGCGCCCTTCTTAAGCCAGTCCATGGCAAGGCGACCCTTCACAACAATGTCTCCGATGGCCGGCCACGCATGCTCCATAAGCACGCGGGCAGCATCACGCCACTCGTCTCGGGCAAACGGTGTCACCTCTTTAGCTAGGTAGTCACTGATCACGTAGTCCGTTGCGCTACGCTTGGTCACTCCGTATGGCGTGGTCATCACCGACCGTTTTACTACCGACCTAGATATGCCGTGAGCAAGCCACTTGATCCTTGCGGCCTCATGCCCAGCATCGGCAAAGCTTGCAACACGTAGTCGTCGCTCCGTAGCCTCGCCCACGAGTCGATAGATATCCTCCATCGTCTCGTTGTCAGTGAGGTTGGTTGCGTGCCCTCCGATCTCGTCCCGTAGCATTGCCGAAAGGTTTTGGAGTCCGTTGCAGCTTCCATCCATATTGACCGGCAGGTGGGATCGAAATCCCACTGGATCCTTGTCCCAGTCGGCATACTCAAAACACCAAGCAAGAAACTGCAGAGGGTCTCCGGCGTCGAGCCACTCGCGGTGGTTAAGTGGATCTGATACGATGTGCAGGATCCATTCCCGCCGTTCGTGTGCCCACATGAACCTCTCTGACAGCGTAGCCTTGTCAAAGCCGAACTTATTGGCCCCCAGGATGTGGAACCATCGGATCGATTCCGGAGTGTCTAGCGGCTTGCCAGCGGAGAATTTGAGGAGCGCCTTTTGGAGGTCCGAGCCTTGCGGGTTGATTCCATACGTTAGTGGGTAGAAGCGTCCCCGGCTGTCCGCGAAGTACACGAAGTGCAGGGCCGGGTAGTCCTTGAACTCGTACGCCATGCGAGTCGCCGCATAGAAGCGGGCATCCCGGATGCCGGCCAGCTTGCGCTGTGTGTGCCACTCGGCGACCGTGTGTTTCCAACTCTTGAACTCTGCCGCCTGCTCGGGAGTCATCGTCTCCTTGGTCACAGCCGCGTCCAGCCACAACGGCCGGTCAGGCTTCGGCACTGCGTGCTGAGTGGCGATCTCTTTGGTGCCAACGCCCGCCTTGGCAAGCTGCATCACCACGTCATAGATGTCCGTGTTCACGGCCCAGGCCGTACGCTGCAGCATGTTCGCTGCATCCCATACGATAGGCGCCGGCTCGCTGAACACCCAGTGCCGCGCGCTGCCGTGGCTCTTAACCAGCCGCCGTAGTGCCCGCTGCATGGTGCCCGTGTGAAAGCCGCCGTTGTTCCAGTCAGTCCAGTCCCTGGGTACCTCCACGCACGGGCCGTACATCGGTTGCGTGATTGACACGAAGCCCTTGATCTGCATGATCTGCTCCCACACGGCCTCTGCGATCATCACGATGCCGGGCAGTTGCTTGCGCCCAGTCTTCGCCGGCCAATGAATGCTGATCATCCCGCTGTTCTCCAGCAGGCCCATGAGGTACATGCCCACCTGATCCCGCGCACCGGTCGGCCATTCATCCCAGATGATACCGGCATCACGGGCCTGCACACGCATCATTGCGATACGATGCTTCTCGTCCTTGGACTTGCGTCGATCCAATTCGTTGGCGAGCGTGTAGTACAGGTCAGGGTTGAACGCCTCGATCTGTGCGAGCACAAGTTCTGCATGAATGGCGTGTCCGATGCGGTTCGCCACTGCCCGATGGTTGGCCCCGCTGTTGCTGCCGTTGGTCGTGTGCTCCTTGGTCGCGTGCTGCATGCAGATGTTCAGCGTTGCACGTACGGCCAGGAACGCAATAGCCTCTGGGTCCAACGTGCGCAGCAGGGCGACGTGCGCAGCACGCGGGCCGGGTCGGCCATGGGGTAGACAGTCACCGCGGATCTTGTCAGCTAGCGGGAAGATGAACTCCCGCATAATCGTCTTGCCGTACGGATTCTGATTCGCACGGCCCGCCTCTTCGGCGCGCAGCATCATGCCCTCGGCGCGCTCGATGCCTCCGGTGTACATCCGCTGCTCGATGTCTGCCTGCGTTCGCAGTTCGGTCATCGGTCTTCCCTCCGTTGCTTCTCTCGTTTGTACCGTTCGTTTCTACGGTTAGCTGCAACAGGGGCAGATATGGCGCTCTCCATAAACAGAAGGTCCACGATGGCATATAGGTCGCCAATCTCCAACGCAAGCGCGCGGCGAGTGGAGGCCGTCTGGTGCAGTCGGTGCTTGATCGCAGCGACAACAACTTCACCCGCCTCTTCGGCGAGCTTGAGAAGGAGATACTTGGCCATCAGAAGTCCGCTTGTGTCTTGTCGTGCCTGACGCCCTTGAAGCGCGGTTCCCGAAGGAATCCGTCCTCGGTGTAGCCCATGGCCTCGACCTCAATGATCTGGCCAAGGAACTGCGTCGGGTTCGCTTGCTGCTCGTGGTTGAGGCCGGTGCTCACCTTCTGCTCGGTGCCATCTTTCCAGCGACACACGAGGGCCACGGTGGGCCGCCCGGTCTTCTCGCCAACCGCCGCATCCACCCGGATGCATAGCACGTCGTGCGACACCAGCGGCTTCAGCTTGATGATCTCACCTTTGCTGCGGCCGAGCACGAACGGTGCGTAAGGGTCACGCAGGATGGCGCCATCGAATCCACCGATGGATTTCCAGTGGCGCGCCGTCTCCCACGCGTGCTCCTCGCTGTGCGTCTGCATGTGCCCTGCGCAGTGCAGCGTGCCGATGCCATCCATCCAACTGGTACGACCTACGTATGGCAAGGATTGCTCATCAGCATATGCGAAGTCGAACCAACGCGCCACTAAGTGAGGCTGATAGGCGTGCCTTCGGAATGCGCCGCTGATCTCTTGGAAGGACATATCCGGATTCCAGACCTCGGCGCAAGCATGGAAGCTGGCACCTGGGCGGTACTTAGTGGCCGCTGCAATGATCTCCTGCGCCAGATGGTCGCAAGACTGCACAGCCTTTCCGCTTGCACTGATGGCGCGTGCATCTCCGGTCGGGCCGTCATACTGCACGATCAGCGCACAGCCGTCCCACTTTGGCTGTAAGATCCGGCCGGCGTACGTCACCGCCTTCTGCGCTTTCGCGCTCAGGTTGGTGAAGTCAACTGCCTTGGGCAGGGTGTAGTCAGTGGACATGGAAGTGCAACCTAGTGCGCTGCAGGGCACGTGTGATGTGCGTCTGCATCTGGCTGATGAACATGCCCGGCGTGAGCTTCTCGGCAAGCTGGGCGTATAGGTCCGCCTTCCACTCGTCGGGCCAGTCACGGAATAGCGCACCGATCACCGTGGCGATGTCCGTTTCGAACGGGCTGTCGTCGGGGTAGAAGGGCAGCTTACGCTGTTGATGCTCGGCCACAATTAGCAGGGCGAGGGTCAATACTGGGTCGTTCATCCCTTGTGTCCCAGGTTAGGCAGCGCTGCGAACGTTGCCAGAAACAGCGCGTTGCACGCCACGTGCCACCATTCGAGCAGACCCGTCTCCGGGTCCTTGGCGTAGAAGCCGTGCTCTTCGATGGCCGACAGGTGCCGGTACATCGCGTCCTTGTAGCGCTGCCGTGCGTTCGGCACAAGCTGCCACGAGTCCGCGGCGTACTTCTTTGCGCCGAACATCAGCACCTGCACGACACCCCGCAAGCCAGCGTAGCAACCCTTCATGAGCAGCGACCACTCCAGCTTGCCGCCGTCGTCCTTCCGGCCTGCTGCCAAATGCTGCACACCAGCCGCACCTATAGTGCTGTCGATAATGTCTTGAATCGTCGGTGACTTGTTCATCAGTTCGTCAGCAGCGCGCGCCGCTTCTCCTTGCTGTTCACGGTGTAGCGGCTGCGGCTCCAGGCCCCACAGTCGTCGCATTGGTAGCGCAGGTACTGCCCCACGTTGGTGTACGAGTGCCCGTCCTGTCGCATGTGATGCCCGCCGCAGACAGGGCAAGCCAGTTCCTCGCCATCGCTGTAGATCGCCACGTTCGGGTGCCCTGTGATCCACGGTCGCAGCTTCAGGTATACCTGCTCGCAGGACTCGATGTCCGGGATGTTGTACTTCCGCATTGCGGCCCACGCCTTCGGGTTCCCGGCCAAGCATTCGGACCACAGGTCAAAGCCCGGGAAGTCATTATGCTTGCTCTTCGGCACCGTGCTCAGGTATTGAGCCAGCCATTCGAGCTTGTTGCTCGTGAAGGCCGCTACTTGCCGCGCCATCAGCATCGTGTCGAGGATCTTCACCGGTGATGGCGGCGGGTATCCGGCCATTATCAGGCGTGCCTTGATCTTG